TCTCCAACATTAGGTCTATAAATGTCAAACTCATAATATTGTGGATATCCGTTCCATTTACCACTTTGTTTAGATGACTCAGGTGCGGTATAATATAAATTATATTGGAATGGTAAATATGTTGTAGACCCCGTATATGTGTTGTCATATAAATACGTTACCTTGAAAGTTGGTCTAAATATAGTACAAGATTGTCTTTCGTCATCATAAACTTGAGCCAAGTTAATAGTTGAACTCCTATCGTACTCGGTCAATTGTTGACTTTGCTCTTCTAATGTAACCGAAATTTCTTGGTCTAAAGAAGGTGCTCCTTTATACCTCAAACCACTCGGAACTATTGTATACTTATTCATCTAACGAATACTTTGTTTTAAATTTATCTAACGCGGTCTCTCCTTTTATTGTTCCAAAATAAAATTGGAATGGGGCCCCTACCACAAATTTTTTATTAATTGCACCTGTTGTACTATATTGACCATTCCCAACGGTACCATTTACGTTGAATATATATCCTCTAGCGTTAAGGTCATTTGACATTGAATTAGAACCAAGAAAATACGGCGTACTTGTATTAAACCTGTCCATTGATTGATATCTAGTGTTTTGGACAAGGTCAGATTTCGCTGTTGCCCACGTATTATATTGATTACCAAATATTGTTGAGGTATTGTTTAATTGCCACTGATAGAATGGAACTACTTGTGATTTAATACCATATGGGTATGGATAATACCCGACATTATTAGAACCTCTAAAATTAATTCTACCTGGTGTTAAATAATCTTTTGTCTGTAAATCTTGAGTTGTTGACGAAAACCAAACCGCAATTGCTGGATTGCTAGGACTACCAAGAATTGTTGTTGGTTGATTTGTTTGGCCTGGAATAATATCATAATATTCTGGTGAAAAATTAATATTACCTATTTCACAGTTAATTGACATCATTTGTGCTAAATCGCCATCAATTCTCCTCTGACTACCATCTCTACTAAACAACTGATTAAGTGAATTATCCCCAATAGCAAGAATTTGTTTTAGGAAGGTTTCATCTGTAATTCTAGAAATAACAAATAAATTAACTAAATCAGAAGTGTCACCATAACTTGTTGGGTTAATGTTTGGAAGTACATATCCGTTAGTAGATGGGTCAAAGGTTATTTCAGAGTAAAAAGAATCTTTCATACCCAAGTTTAAAATTGTTGTTGGATATAATAAATTTACGTTATTCACGGTACCAGCGTTATTAGTTTCCATACCAATAAATTTATTTGAAGAGTCATTATATGGACTACTTCTATAATAGAAGTTATTACTATCAGCATTGAAATACACGACATCCCTACAAAATGATTGTTTACTAACTTTGTTTTTACTATTGTAATAAGTGTCAACTTGTATTGGAAAAGAATATAAGGTACCATTAATCCAATTGTTCATAAACGATTGAGATAATACACCTCTGCATAATCCATAGAAAAATCTAAACCTGTAAGCCCATTGTCCAAAATTTCTATAGTCCTTGGGTAAATCGGTTAAAGGTACTCTCATAAACATGTAACACCCTTTTTCTACTGCGTCCGCGGTTGTACAATTCTGATTTATTTCAAATTGACTTCCAAATCCTTGATAACACTCCAATCCAACCATGTTTTCACAATCAAACGAAGAAAGAACTGTTATGGCATTAGGAAGCCCTTCTATATCCACAGTTACAATATCAGCGCCTGTATCACCTCCTTGAGATGAAATCGTTACGTCTTCCGCATTTATATTATAAATGTTAAAATTTAGATTTTGTTGTAAAAGAGCTGGGTTAGTCGCAAAAGAACCTCCGTCAAGCCCGTCGGATGATGGTAATCTGTCGGTTCTCAATACGTTATTAACACTATTGGAGATTGTAATTGCGGAATTAGATAACGAAAAGAATGTTGAAGTTCCGTAATTAAACTTCAAATAGTAGTTGTAATCATCAGTATAAGGAAAAATATCGTTTACAATTGAGCTCATTACTCCCATTCCCGATAAATCTTCACTAGCATCGTATTTTTGGGTTGCGGGGATTCCTGAATAAAACCCATTATCTGTTCTTGATACAACGGTAGGTAATGAAGATGAGGTGGTACAAGAATTAAAACTCAAAACATACCCAGTTGGACTAACTTGAACGGAGTAAAATGAACCATTCCAATTCATCTTAAACCACTTATTTTGACCATTAAGCGGGCTTGAATACCCTATACCCCAGTTTGGGTCATAGTTTTGATACAGTTTAATACCTACCAAAGGTATTGAGGTTTGTGGTACATTTGGAACAAATAAACTATCACTAGGTCCTGTAATATTACAAACCCCGTTACTTGTTGTTAATGAACTAGTAAAATAAGTTATTCTTCTAGCATTTCCTAATGTTCCAGGATTTGAAGCGTTTGTACCAGTTGTTGATGAACCAATTGGTAGTGGATTAGTTGTAGCGTCTAAAGAACCATAATACGCGGTTGCGGTTGTAGTGAAACCTGTAAAGGATTGTCCTGGTGTTAGATTAGGTGTTGTTCCAGGTTTGAAAAAATAAGAAGGATAGTACATTCCATCTTGACTATATGGTTGTACAGACATATTTGATACATTTATTTTTTGTATAGGTATGTTAACTCTAGTCTCAGCAGTAAAAGTCCAATTTGGGTCGGAATCATTACTACCGAATAAAGTTCCTAAACTATATTCATTTCTATACTTTGGAGAATATGGGTCCACACCTCTTTGTAGAACTAATATATATTGACTTTGTGCCTCTTCAAAGTACTCAAAAGGATTCAATGTTAACGTATTAGTAAAAACCCAAGCGGCATATTGCCTAGTATATCCACGTAATCTTGTTGGTGAATTTATTATATTACCGAAAGATTGTGTAGCCCCTGTATTCCAAATTTGGGAAGCTTGTGATACAGTTAAAGCGGTGACTACCTGATAATACTCAATGTCTGCAGGAAACTTATAATTAGTATTACCTGAACCATAAGGTAAATTATATACAACAGGTGTTGAAATATTTTCAGTTTGACTTACGGCATATGCAATACTCACTTGTGTTGCACCCGTTCCATTGTAAGTTTCTCCTGAAATTCCTCTTAAAATCGTACCATTTGAACTTACACCTGAATATAAAAAATTTGGGTCGGTTGAGCCCGTAACATTAACAAAAGTTAGAAGTTCACCAGCCTCATATTGTTCAGTAGAAAGAACAGTTATTGTGTTATCATAGTGATGTTTACCAACATTAAGGTCTTTAGCAAAAGTTACCTTTATTTTATTTTGGTTTGCAAAATATGAACTTCTTTGATTGAATATATTAATCCTCTCTCCAATTGGTAAATCGTATGACGCAACAAAAGAAAACCCTTTAGCTTGTGAAAGAGGTAATTTATATCTTTTACTATCAGGTTTAAAGTTAAGTAAACTAAATCCAGCCATACCTTCACTATATAGGATAGACTTATCCTGTCCTGTTTCAGTATCAGCAGAAAATACAATGGTATTCAATAGCGTGTCATAATATTCAGGAGAAGACACAGGAGATAATACCCCTTCAACTCCACCGTTTTCTTGTCTATCTTGAGTTTCCTGAGTGTCTTGTTTACAATCACAAGCCTGACAATCAGGATATGTAATCATAGGAAGTCTTATTGTATTATCTCTTCTACCACAATATTTTCTCCATCTTTTGAATGGTCTCCATCCCGCAATTTTAATTTTAGAAATGGCACATAGAAAACTTCTAAATAGGTTGTTCAACCAAAGTAATATATGGGCAAGTGTTAATACAATTAAACCAATTGGTTGAATGATAACCATAAGAATTGAAAACACGAAGAATAATAAATCAAAGTTTCTGAATCCGTCATTTACAGGAAATTTATTTACCGTACTTTCGCATTCATCATCGTCTATTTCTTTAATACCAATAAATCTACCTTTAGCACCTTTTTTATATTGGTCAATCAAAGATGAAACTGTATAAACTCTATTATATTGAAATTCATAAAATGTGTCCTCACAATCTATAATTTCGTTTAATCTATCTGTTTTTTTAGTACCTGTAAAACCATTCGTATATCCGCTCCAAGCGAGTCCAAAATAATACGAACTTTGTTGTTGTTTTAGTGTGTTTTGGTTTGTTGAATATGTTGGGTCCACGTCAGACTCTTGCCAGCCATATTCTTTAACATTTGGAACTAAATAGTATGCACGTCTTGTTTGTAATGTTAATTCATTTGGCTGCGACCACTTTACTTTAAATCTATATTTTGCCTTTGTTGGTATTCCGACTGTAGGGTCATTAGATAACACTTTTTCTCCAAATTCATTTGTAATAAAATAATCTAAATTCATTGGAAGTTCTGTTAACCATGCTCCTGTTCCGTCAATAACATTTCCCGCTTGTTCTAATTCAAAAACCTCCAAAACAGGATTTCCGTCTTCGTCTTGTTGTATTGTTTGTCTAATAGATAAAATTTGCCCAGGTGTGGCAATTAACCCACACAAATTACCCATATTATCCCTTGGGCTACAATTTTTTCTAACCCTCATACCATCGGGAGATGAGAACATAGACCCCATAAATACAGATGTTGGTTGAATATCCACATTTGCATCATCTCTTAAATCAAAATCTAATCTATTAATTGATATTTGGCAAATTTCAGGGTCTCCCCATAATGGAGATATTTCAGCATTTTTTGATAAATTAATAATTTGAGGTAATGAATTTAAATCATTAGATGTTCTAAACTTATTTCCCGCAACTTGGGCTTCGGTTGCAAGTCCTATTCTAATTAAATCTTGGGGCGTTAATGAGAACTCCCCAATATCAGAAAGGTCAACATCCATAACCACGGTTTGGTCCCCAAGAGGAACTCCCATAATCATATAATCACCACTCTCGTTGGTTTTGGATGTAAATCTATAATACTTGTCGTAAATTTCTACTGCAGTGTCTCCTGTTAATACATCGGCTCTTGATGGAAACGTTCCTGTTGATGCATGTTTGGAATAAGATTTAACGTATGGTAAAAGATTATACCTAAAACCGTCTTCATTTTTATCAGTTGGTGATTTGTATGGGTATATACTTGTGATAAGAGGGTTTGATTGGTCGACTTGTTCAATTGGAATAAAAATTGAAACTCTAGCGTTTGGGAGACCGAACCCATTGTTCGCAGTAATTCTACCAACTAAAACACCATAGTCCGCACAACTTCTTGTGTAGATGTCAGTTTGTTGTATTTTAAGAGATAAAATTTCTAAGAACTCAAACTCTTGGTCTAATTGTATATTAATTGACTTATTAATACCAAGCTCGGTCTTAATTCTATATGAGTCACCCATGTAATGTCTTTAGTTTATAAATAGTTTATGTGTACTTTTTAAAGTATGGATACACACATTATAAATTATAAACCAAACCCTCAGAGAATAAACCTATTAAGAGAATGTAATAGATTGGAAGTTTTTAACGGAAACTTTAATATCCTTATTTGGATATCTAATTTGATAAACTTGTGATGGTTGAGCAAAAATTGTGTCGTCAACTGGTGCAATCTCTTTAGTTTCAGGGTCTGAATATACCATAGAAGTTTCTGCTGAAGAATATTGTCCACCAACATTGTTAAACACTTTAATTCCAGCAACTGTTAATACACCACTTTGATTTTGAACAATACTTTGTAATTCAGAAAGATAAACATTTTGTCCCAACTCTCTGATTTGTGGGTCAAAGTAACCTGATATTCTATCTACAACGTCTGCAATAATTTGTCCTGAGTTTTGTGCGGAGTCTAAAACAATTGAAACTTCAACACTTAGGTCAATAACCTCAGCGGTTAAAATAGATATGTAGTCGTTCATCATTCTATAGTTAGAAAGATATGTTGCAACATTTTGTCTTAAAGTATTTGATACAATGTTTGTTAATTTACCAGAGGTATCATATGACAACAGTTGAATAAGTATTTTGTTATTGTCTTCAGTGATTGATACTTTTGCAGGTGCCCCAAATTCCGCTGGCATATTTCTGACTATTGATTCATAATCTTGAACTGTTACCGCTCTTTTTTGTGCCGAGAAATTAAATGAAACATAGTTTCTTATTTCTTCTAAAGATGGTAGTCCCGCACCTCCAATAGCCGCAGTTACGTTATTACATCTTAATGAATTCACAACTGAAGAGTTTGTAAGTTCTGATGGACCATTAACAAAAAACGAAACTGTACCAATTTGGTTGATTACGTTTGTTCCTAAGTTAGTCCCTAATCCTCCTCCAACTCTATATTGAATAAACAAGGTTGAGTTTGGTATTAGTGCCGAACCTAAAGATAAGTTGTTTGAATATCTTTGTAGGTCTAATGTTGTACCTAATGTTGTAAATTGATTTAAAGCATCTTGAGCCGTGTTGGTTCCTCCACCAAAGGTCATTTTTTTGAATCCTTCAGGGGTGTATTCACTTATAAATCTATTAGATGTTTGAATATACTTACCAACTTTAATACCTGGTTGGTCTGATACTTTAGTTGGGTCTTCAATGAAAACTCTGTCTTCAGCTAAAGCGTCAACCTCATACCATTTATTTGAAGGGCTTAAAAATTCTGCCGTTGTTGGTACATTTGTATATTCGGTACCACTTTTTAATAATACACTAGTAATACCTAATACGTTTTTCTCAGGTAAGAATAACTCAAAGAATGGCTTAACGTCATTTGGAGTAATAACTCTTTTAAAAACTTTTGTAATACCATTAACAACCAATTCTCTTTTAGTAATTGTGTAGTTAATTAAAACATTATTAGCGTTAAAGTTTGGTATTTTTAACCTATTTGGAAAACCTTGAGCGTTGTATGGTGATGTAAAATCAACATCATATATATTTTCAAATATGATTCCAGCCCCTGAAACTTGAGACCCTCTTGCAAGAATTCCTAAGTATCTCTCATCTTCTTTATCCCCGAACGCAGGAACAGTTATTGAGAAATCAACTAAAGACACCGAAGGTCTTTGACCAGGAATTTTTAATCCATAGGTTCTAGCTATATTATAGATAGATGACCTTTGTTGTGCATATTGAAGAACAGTTTCCTGAATACTTCTATCAATATGATAATGTAGGTTATCTGCAACCGCAGCATTCAAATCAATAAACACGGAGAATACTGAGGCATCATTAAAGTCCTGAATTAATTCAGGATAGTATGTTTTACAATAATTGAGTAACTCAGTTCTTATTCCCTGATAATCTCTGGTTGTATATGAAATTTTACGATTTGCCATCTATATTAAATATTAATTATAACAAAATCACTTTGAGCAAAAGTTGTTCTGTTGTTAGAATAGTCTATTCTAATTTTAGCGGTATATTCTGATGTCCCTTTACCAGGAAGTCTATATATTGGTGATTCACTTGTTCCTACCGTGTTTTCTCCTAACATAGTGTCAACTTCTTCCATTGGGTCTGCTGGGGTAATTGTTATTTGATTCAATAATAAATTTGGCATATAAGCTTGAACGGCATCTCTTATGTCTGACTGAATGGCGTCAAAAGTTAATCCGTCAAAAGGTTCAAATAAAAACTCATACAATCTTGTTCCAAAATCAGGTAAAAAATATCTACTACCTTTTCTAGTTAATAAAAGATGTATTAAGTCCGCCTTGATTTCTTGAGACTCTAATTGAGTAAGTTCTAAGTAGTCACCCCTTCTAGAATCTCTAAAAGGGAAATTAAGACCATATGTAATTCCATCTGCCATATACCATAAATATACTTGGATTATTTTTTTACTAAAGAAGTATTACCTTTTTGATACTTTGGTTCATAAGGGCAATTTAAACATCCTTTACCACAACAAAAACCTCTATTAGTGTGGTATGATTCTGTAAAAACAATTAATCCTTTATCATTATAGTAAAAATCAGAAGGGAGAAGTTTTTTAGGCTTCTCCCTTCCGTTATTTTGTTCGTTCATATTATACGAATTTTACTTCACAAGCCCCTCCAGCACAAGCCGCTTCACCACTCAAGTCTGTATCATCATCTAATTCAACAATTTTAGATAAATCAACATCATGTAATGTTTTCATAAGCTCTTCGTACTTTTCTTTAGTACAATCTTCAAACGGTGCTTGGATATAACTTCCTCCGTCGTATGGTAGAACTGATAATCCATTGTATGCATCTTTGTTTTCCCACATCCACTCACCAACCGCAGGCCATTCGTGTTCACGAACTGAAATGGTTGCAGATACATTGTGAGCATTTGAACCACTTCTGTGACCTGGTTTAATCCATTCTTGTTGAACTTTCTTCACTCTCTCCAATAATTGGATTGGTGATTCATTTCTTAAGATTGAACCTTCAGGTGATTTTTGTGGTATTCCAATAACCGCTGTGTCGTGTGGTCTGAAGTATTCATCTTCCACCAACTCAGGGTGATTTTCTTTTAAATGAGAATAGATTGCTTCGTTTTTACCAACTCTTACTCTTCTAATATAATAGTCGTTGTGCCATGCGTGGATACCACTTGATGTACCTAATGTTAAAGAAGTTGTTCCCGCAGGTTTAACTGTTGTTGTTCTTGCCGCTGGGTTAATACCAAGTAAGTCAGCAACTCTTTTGTTTTCGTCTTTTACAACTTTAGCAGCGGCTTTCATGTTTAATCCAAGAACCGCACCTGAACCAATACCTGTCATTGAAATTCCAATTAAAGCGTCTTTTTCAGTTGTTCTTTGCCATATAGGTCTTAAGTAGTGGAAATCAGTATATCCCGCCTGTAGTGTTCCGATGAACGTAGCCGCTCTAACTCTATCTTCATAATCTTCTTGAGATACAACGTTTGATACGTTAACCTCTGTAAGGTTACAGAATTGGAATGGTCTAAGAGCAATTTCACAACAAGGGTTTGTTCCCCAATCTTTATCGTTACTCAAGTAGATACCAGGTTCTCCTGCTCCACTTGCCTCAATTCTTTTCCACAAGTCCATAAAGTAATCTTTATCAATCTTGTGTCTCATCAATACTGCAGAGTTATTAGCTCTACCTCTTTGTGGATTTGTTTCCCACCATGCACCACTCTTACATCCAATCATCTCATCGTCTGTTGCTGAGAATAATGAAATAAGTGCCGCTCTTCTAATACCACCAGCAAGTACTGCATCAGCGATATGACAAACCATATCATGAACTTCAATAGCCTTTAACTTCTCACCATCTTGTTTTGAATCTAAAATTCCTTCAAGTTTGATAAGACATTCTTTAAGTGGTTGTGGGCCAGGTGCTTTACCGCCAGATGTAACTAATCTCGCACCTTTAGGTCTAATGTCACTGAAATCAAATTGGATGTGTGAACCACCAAAGAAGTATGATTTAACCAACACTTTAACAGCGTCAGCCCATCCTTCAATTGAGTCAGCCACTAACCATCTTCTACCTCTTTCTTTGTTTGGTTTTCTGATTTCAGGTAATGCATCTACGTGATGTTTTTGTACTGAGTATCCAACTCCTGTTCCACCCAAAAGTAAGAACATGATTTCTGAGAACACTCTCCAATCATCGATTGGTGCAAAGGCACAGTTGTAAATTCTATTTGGTGAAATTTCAATAGGTTTTCCTGCAAACTGCATCGACCTCATTGATGGTAGTACTTGTTTTCTGAAAACATACATGTAGTTTTCGCGAATCTCTTTTTCTAGTTTAGGGTACTGCTTGATATGCATCTCCATGTTTCTAGTAACAAGTTCCTGCCATGTTTCTCTTCTTTTTAGTTCTGGGATATACTTGGCGTACTTCATGTACACGGTAATGTCCGATAAAATTCTGTTTGAAATGTCCATTTGTTTAAATTTAAGTAATTGTTTTTTTTATCAAAAAATCAACGATTTTTATGATAAATATGCGGTTGTCTACTTAACGACCACAATTTTTTATAAAAAAAAATAAGTTTTTTTTGAAAAAAGTAGATATTTAATTAGGTGTTATTTTGAGCTTTTGTTGAGGCTTCTTTTGCCTTTCTTTTCTCCATAAGTTCTTTAACCCTATCTCTCTTCCTTTCTTCTTGTTGTTCCTCGAAACCTAAGAATGTCACCGAGCTTTCAGTGTCGATTTCAAGTAATTCGTTGTTGAATTTGCAGTTTTCAAATACGACCCCGTCTTTACCAAGACGTGATTTAGTAATGGCTATTGTCGCAAGATTCATTTCTTTTTGTTGGAGTGTTTTTGCTACCGTGATAATAACGTGTCCTACTTGTGCCTTTTTGATTGAACCTCCCATTTGGTCTGTAGTTACAACTTCTGAAGATATAGAACTTCTATTTCCTTGAGTTGCGGTCCATCCTACCAAATTTAGTTCGTGACACATTGCTTCAAAACCTCTCATTACTGAACCCTCAGCCTTCCACTCATCCTTTGCAGATGTCTCAGGTAATACACAATCGATGTAATCTAACATAATCATGTCAATTTTTGTTCCGTCAGCAATGATTTTTCTAACTTGACTCTTTAATTGATTCATAGTCATAGTATCAGATGCCAACTTCTTCAAAATTAACTTGTTTTTCATAGTTTCTTGGATGTCAGTTATTTTACCCATAACCTCATCTCTATGATTAGCTAATTCATCAGGTGCAATGCCCGTCCAAATGGTGAAGTGTTTTCTTTGGACAATCTTTGGGTTGTCTTCAAAAAATACTTGGAGAACATTGTATCCCATATTAAATGCGGTGTTTGCTATCTTGGTTAATATAGTTGTTTTACCAACCCCTGTTGGAGCTAAAATAACACCTATCTCTCCTTTTGCTAACCCACCTTTTAATAATCTGTCAATACCTGGTATTCCCATTGGAATTGGGTGTCTATAATCCTCGTCCAATACGGTTTCCAATTCTGAAAAGATATCTGTTTGTCCTTTTTCAATTTCACCTACTTGTAAAGCCTCTCTCACTAATCCTTCAACTTTATCGTAGGATTCAAAATCACCTTGTGTGATAATTTTTTGTGCTTTGTCCATAGCCTTTTGAAGTTCCTGTTGTTTACAAAACTTTAAAGCCTTTTCTTGGACAAATTGAGTTCCTTCAAATGGAGCCTCTTTAACTTGCTTCAATGTGTCTAACACAATTTTAGCAACCATTTCTTGAGTGACCTCGGATTTAATAATTTGTTCA